GTCACGACGTACACGTGTGGGTCGATCACGACCACTGGCGCGGGCGTCATTGTCGTGGGCGCGGCGTTCGCTGCGGATATCGATACCTCAGTGGCAGGCGCCGGGTTCACGAGGGCAGAAACACTCGGCCGCCACCTCCGTCAATACAAGCTCTCGACCGGCGCGGAAACGACAGATGGCCCGTTCACCACGGCCACTGCGAATACCGCCAACGCAGCGATCATGAATTACATCGAGGCGGCGGGCGGCGGCCCAAAGAGGTTGATGGTGATGGGAGTGGGTTAATCGTGACTCGCACACACGTCGGCGTGCTCCCGTCCTAGCGTCTTGACAAATCGGGCCAGGGGCGGCACACTGGCCCGCATGACCCCACCGAAGAGCACCGCCTACACCCTCTACCCCTCGGACAAATCCATTCGCGTGCAGGGCGTCCTGTCGAAAGACGGCGGCGCCCTGTTCGAGCGCATCCGCCGCGCGCTTCTCCTGGCCTCGGGCCGGAAGCGCATCAGCGACGCGGACGTGATCGACTTCGCCGTGCGTGCCGCGACCCACGGCCAACCGCTGGTGGACCTCACCGAGCGGCTGGTGCTCAGCGCGGCTGCCGCCAGACGAGCCGACTCGGACATGACCATCAAGCGGACGCGGTAACGCCCTCACCCTCACGGAGCAGACCCATGAAGAAGCAGACGCCCACGACGAAGACGGCGGCGCTCGCCAAGACGAAGCCGCCCGCGAAGAAGACGCCGACGCCCGCGAAGAAGACGCCACGCCCCGTGTTCGCCACCGGCGTGAAGCAGGAGGCCGCGGCGCTCGCGCTCGTCCCCCCACCGACGCCCGACCGGATCATCTCCGGTGACGACATCCAACTCGGCCAACTCGGCATGGTGGCGCTGACGCTCACGGCCGAGCAGGAAGCCGTGCTCGCGCGGCCGGCGCCGGCGGAATGGCTACGCGTGAAGCCAAACGGCGCCGTCTACGTCTCCCATCCGCAGCTCACGGCGCTGATGAATAGCGCGTTCGGCCGGTTCGGCTGGGCGCTCCTGCCGGCCTCGATGCCGAAGTTGTCGGAGAGCGGGAACGGGCGGAAGCAAGTGACCGCCTACTACGTGCTGCACATCGGCGGGAAACCCGTGGCGGCGGCGGTCGGAGAGCAGGATTATTCAGACAAAAACCCGGAGCAATCCTACGGGGATGCCGCTGAGGGTACCGTGGCGAGCGGGCTCCGGCGCTGCCTCAAGCGGATCGGCGTCTTCCCGGAACTGTGGGACCGGGACTACACGCGGACGTTTCTCCACGCGCACTGTGTGCAGGTCCAGGTGCGCCAGAAGTGGGGCAACCAGCAGACCAAGGAGCAATGGCGGCTGAAATCGTCCGCCCCGTTCGAGGGCGAGCTAGCCCACCGGAGCGAGCAGAAGGGCGACAACCGCTACGAGCCCGGCGACGTCGCGCCCGCCGGCGCGCACGCCTCCGAAACCGAGCCCATCACGCGCCAGCAGCAGGCCCGGCTGTTCACCATCCTCAAGAGCAAGGCGCGCACCGACGAGGAACTCCGCGAGTACCTGCTGCAGAAGTTCCGCCTTACGTCCACGGCCGACATCCAGCGGCGCGACTACGACACGGTGGTGCGCTGGGTGGAAGCCCCGAAGAACGCGACCAAGGCCCTGCCGGCCGGCGCCCAGCCAGAACCCGCACGGGCGGACGACATCGAATGGTCGAACTTCTCCCGCATCGAAGGCCGCGAGCCGGGATCGGACGATGGCGATGAGTAGCACCTTCAGCTTCGACAGCCACGTCCACGAGTACATCGACGACCAGACCGGCGCCGTCATGCCGCACATCACCGGGATGCTCGAGCAGGCCGGCAAGGTCAATGCCCAGTGGTTCAAGCCCGAGCACTGCCACCGCGGCGAGCGCGTCCACCGGCTCACTGCCGACCTCGACATGGGTGTCTTCGCGTCGGCCAAGGATCTCATCGCGGGTGACGTCCTGGGCTACATCCACGCCTACGAGCGGTTCCTGGCGGAGCTCGCCCCGGAGTGGGAGCACATCGAAGTCCCGTTCGTGAACTGGACGTGGTACTTCGGCGGACGCCCAGACCGCTACGGGCTGGTGCAGGGTGCCAAGTCGCTGTGCGACATCAAGAGCGGCATCGAAACCCCAGCGGCGCGCATCCAGACGGCGCTGCAGGCCATCCTCCTCGAGCCCCACGTCGGCCTCCCGGCCGAGGGCATCCCGCGCTACGCGCTGTACCTGAAGAAGACCGGCAGGTACAAGCTCCGGCCGCACACGGACATGAAGGAGCTGGACGAGGCGCGGCGCATCCTGGGCGAGTTTGCCGGACGGCGGGCCGCCTGATGCCGGCGCCGCTGTGGAAAGACAGTGGGCCGAGCCAGAAGGTGCGCCGAGCCATGAGGACCAAGACCCGGAAGTCGCACCTTGACGCGTCCAAGCGCGTCGTAAAGGCGCGAGACAAGGGCTGTCGGTTTCCGCTCTGCGGGTGCCGGCGGCTCCGGCTGCGGCTCGAAGTGAGCCACCGCGCGCATCAGGGCGCCGGGGGGAACCCGGCCGAGGACCGCAACGACGCCGCCAACCTGTTGCTGGTGTGCGCGGAGCGGCACAAGGACAACCCGATCAGCCTCGACAGGCACACCTTGCAATGGGAGCCCCTCACGGCGGACGGCGCCAAGGGGCCGATCGTCTGGTTCCTCGACATCGCCATGTACGCCTACCTCACCGGCCAAGCCACCCAGCGCCCGGTCGGGCCGACCTGGTTCGAGGTCGCCGCTGAGCGGCAGGCCGGCACGGTCGGCCCCCTCTCGCCCCGCCAGACGGCCGTGCTGCAGCAGCTCGCCCTGATGGAGATTTGACAAGACGCTAAGTCGTCGCGTAGTCTCACCGCACGCACGGAGGCATGACCCTCCGGCGTGCGTCTCTCTCTCGCCACAATTCAAGGAGCAGTCGATCATGGCCAAGAAGCACATTATCCCGCCCTGCGCCACGCCCAGCACCGACGACGTGATCAACACGTCACTCCAAGTCGGCGCCCACACCGAAGTCGCCACGCTGGGATCGTTCCTCACGAACATCGCCGGGTTCCTGACCACGGCCCGGCGGCTCGAAGATCGCGCGCTCGACACCCTCGACGTCGCCAAGCAGCTCCGGCAGCCCACCAGCAAAGACGAGGACGAGGCCATCGTGGCGACCGTGCGGCAGTGGACCGCGGAGCGGCGTGAGGCAACCAATCATTGGGACGCACGCGGCGTCGTGTTCTCGCTGCACAAGCGCCTGATCGCCGCGTTCCAGCGCGCCGACCGCCCGATGGAGGACGCCATCGCCCTGGGCACGCGGCTGCACAACGACTGGGTCGCCGCCGAAGCCCAGCGTGTGCGGCTCGAGGAGCAGCGCAAGCGGGACGCCCACGAAGCCCTCGAACGCGAGGCGCGCGCGGCCGAACTCCGCAAGCTCGAAGAGGCGGCGCTCGAGGCCGAGGCGTCGTCGCCGGACCTGAGTGAGCGCGAGCGTGTCTTCGTGGCCGCGTTCGTCGCGAGCAGCCGGCATGGCGCGTCCGCCGGCAATGCCGCGCGCGCCGCTGGATTCAAGCACCCGGACGCGACCGCCAGCCGGCTCCTGGCGACGCCGAAGGTCATCGCCGCCATCGCGGCGCATGACCGCGTGGTGGAACTCCGGCAGCAGGCCGCCGCCGTCATCGCCAAGCCCGTCGTGATCGCAGACGTGACCGTGCAGCCCGAGGTTGCGGCCAGTGCCGACCGCACCACCTACCGCGCCGAGCTGTTCGACGAAGGCGCGTTCCTCGCGGCGTGCCTCGCCCCGGGCAACCCCTACCGCATTCCCGCCTCGGCCCTGCTGACCGTGAAGCAGGCCGAACTCACCGCCCGCGCCCGCAGCATGGGCGAGGCTATCAACCACTGGCCCGGCGTCCGGCTGATCTCCAACACGAAGATCCGGGGCTGACCCCATGGCGTCCCAGGAACTTCGGCCCTACCAGGAGAAGATGCTCGACAGTATCGTCGCCGCACGCCTCGCCGGCCAGAACCGCGTACTGGTCCAGGCGGCCACCGGGGTCGGCAAGACGACCGTGTTCTCGTCCTTGCCCACCCGGCTCGGCCCATGGCTCGACTCCCTGCCGGCGAAGCATCGCAAGATGCTCGTCATCGCGCACCGCGAGGAGCTGATCGCCCAAGCCGTGACGCGTATCCGCCAGAACAACCCTGGCCTGATCGTTACGAAGGAAAAGGGAAACGAATGCGCCAACGTCTACTCCGACGTCATCGTGGCCAGTATCCAAACCCTGGACGCCCGCGACCAGCGACGGCTGCACCGGCTCCTGGGCTACATGCAGTTCGGGCTCGTGATCATAGACGAGTGCCACCACGCCTCGGCCGATAGCTACCGGCGCGTGCTTGCCGTCCTGGGCTTCCTCCCAGACCACGGCGGCGTGGCCCCCCTAGACTCGCTGTTGTCGAGCACGAAGCGCACCGAGGCCATTGCGGCCCGGATGAACGCCTGGGACGCCGTGGCGCCCCAGGACCGGCTCCTGGTGGGCTTCACCGCCACGCCCAACAGGACGGACGCGGTCGGGCTGTCGGTCGTGTTCCAAACGATCGCTTTTTCCTATCCGATGAAGGCGGCCATCAAGGATGCGTGGCTGGCCCCGCCCCGGGCGCTGGCGGTCGCCACCGACGCGAGCCTTGAAGGCGTCAGGACGACCGCAGGCGAGTTCAACCAGAAGGACCTAGCGACGGCCGTCAACACGCCGCAGCGCAACGCCCAGGCGCTCCTGGCGTGGCAACAGCACGCGCTGGGACGCCCCACGCTCGGGTTCACCGTGGACGTCGCCCACGCGCACGCCGCGGCCGACCTGTGGCAGAAGGCGGGCCATCGCTTCCTGCCCATCAGCGGCCAGACCCCGGACGACGACCGCCGGATGCTGCTGCGCCAGTACACCGAGGGCCAGATCGATGGCCTCTTCAACGCCATGTTGTTGACCGAGGGCACCGACCTGCCGCGCACGTCGTGCATCCTCCACCTGAAACCGACGAAGAGCGCCACGCTCTACGAGCAGATGACCGGCCGCGGCCTGCGCCTGTTCCCCGGCAAAGACGACTGCCTGATCCTCGACATGGTCGACATCAGCCGGAAGCACAGCCTGATGGCCGCGCCGGTGCTCTACGGCCTACCGCCGCTCATCAACGCGAAGGGGCAGCGGCTCGACGTGCTCGAGGCGGACATCGCGGCGCTGCGCGACGAGCACGCAGGCGTGGATCTCGATGCCATTCTCTCGAGCCTCACCGACCTCGACCAGCTCCGCTCGCGGTTGGTCTCGGTCAACGTCTTCGACGTGCAGCCCTTGGACCCCAGCGTGCTCCAAGCGACGCACCTGGACTGGATGCGCGCCGGGGAAGTCTACCGCCTGAACTACCCGTGGAGCGACGGCCATGAGACGGTGCGGGTGTCTCAGGACATGCTGGGCCACTGGGACGTCGCCGTCGAGTTCCACCCACGCGCGGCGGATGCGACGGCCCTACGCCAGCGCACCATCGCGTCACAGGTCGCCAACCTCGCCACGGCCGTGATGCTCGGCGAGTCCTACGTGACCGAGCAGCGCGGCAGCGTCGCGAAAATGAAGAGCCGCACCGCGCGCTGGAAGGGGAACCCCGCGAGCACGAAGCAGATGGAGTTCCTGAAGCGTCTCCGCGTGCCGTTCAACGCGGCCACGCTGACCAGCGGCGCCGCCGGATCGCTCATCGACAGCGCCCTACACCACCGGCGTGGCCGGCGCTAGATCCCTCAAGGAATCAGGAGCGTACTTGCTATCGGAGGACTAAAGGAGGGAAGATGCCCGGCAACGCGAAGGGAAGCAGGCCCTCGCGCCGCCGGGCGACCAGATGGTGTGGGGGATGACTCCCACTTCCCGCCCAGCCAGTTCGGAGAGTATACCCTGCTTAGTCGATGGTGGGGAGCCAGGACGACGCCACCTAGCGCCATCGATTACCGCACGGACCACACAACTCGGGTGACTACGGAGTGTGGGCAGGTCGGGCCGGGAGGTCTGGAGCCTGAGTAGAGGGGGACGCCGTAAGCCGCGTCTCGAAAAGTCCGGACCATCCGACGCGCTGTGCTAACGGGCAGCGTCGGGCCACGAAAGGGCGATCGGCCATTGGCTGTCGCAACCCAACGGGGCAGGCTTTCGCATCCTCTCTTCAGAGGGTATGGGGAGCCGTCTGCCTCGTGGGCTCCTGACCTTGGCTAATCTCATCACCACATACTCGAAGGAGCAGCGAGCATGGCAACCAAGACGAAGAACGAAGACGACGAGACTCTCGCTACGATGCAGCGCAGGATCGCACGAGCGACAAAGATCGTGGACGCGCTAGACGCGCTGGACGCCCAGCGGGCCGATCTCAGCGAGCAACTGGCGAAAGTGCTCAAGGGCGAGCAGGCCATCGGGGATCTGGTGAAGATCGCCGCGAGCACGTTCAGCCAGGCGTGGGAGCGGCGTTATCGGTCGCCCTACGCGTTCCTGGCGTTCAAGGACGTGCCGAATCTGAAGCGACTGATCAAGCAACTGGGGATCGAGGAACTGGCGCGGCGGATGCAGCGGTATCTGCTGTCGCACGATCTGTTCTTCACCAAGGCGCGGCACTCGTTCGGCGTGTTCGTCGCGACGGTCAACCAGCACGCCGAGGCATCCGGTGACGCGGCCCTGGGCGACTTCCTCTCCGATGAGCCTGCACCGAGCGATTGCCGGCACACCCCGCCTTGCACCACGCAGGCCGCCTGCACGAAGGCATCGAACAAAGAGCGGCTCTCATGGTGACGCGCGCCGCGAGGGCCGCCACGGAGTCTGATCGCGTTCTCCCCCACAACCTCGACGCGGAGCGCGCGGTGCTGGCGTCGATCCTGGTCGACAACGCCGCGTATGCGAAGGCGGCGCCGCTCGTGCGCGAGGCGTCGTTCTATCGGCTGGCGCACCAACTGCTGTTCGCCAGCCTCGCCCGGCAACTCGAGCGGCCGCACGGGCTCGCGGACCCGCTGACGACGCAGGCCGACCTCGTGAGGCATGGCACCCTCGAGGACGTCGGCGGGATGCTCTACCTGTCGGAGCTGTTGACCGGCGCCACACGCGCCACGAACATCGCGCACTACGCCACACTGGTGGCCGAAGCGAAGCAACGGCGCGAAATCATCGCGGCTGGCCAGGCCATGCTAGCGCAAGCGTTCGATGGCGATGACGTCGCCACGCTCCTCGCTGACGCGGACTCGGCGATCATCCAACTCCGGCACGGCACCGGTGGCGCGCTCCTGCACACGTCGGAACTCGGCCGGCAACTCTCGGCCGACCTGGAATACCGCTTCGCGCACCGCGGCGAGCTACTGGGTGTGCCCACGGGCTTCTCCACCCTCGACGTGCATACCGGCGGCTGGGAAAACGGCGATCTCGTGGTGGTGGCCGCGCGCCCGTCGATCGGGAAGACGAGTCTCGTGCTCAAGAGCGCATGGACGGCGGCCGAGTCGCACCGGCGCGACGGCACGCAGCGTCGCGTCGCGTTCTTCTCGCTCGAGATGAAAAAGTTGCAGTTGATGTATCGCCTCATGGCGCTGCTCACGGGCATCCCGATCAAGCGCCTCCGCGGCGGCGGCATCCCCGAGCACGTCACGCACGAGTGGGCGGCGGTGGCGCAGGCGCAGGAGCGCATGGCGACGATGGGCCTCTTCATTGACGACGCGGCCGACAAACCCTACGTCTCAACCATCCGGGGCAAGTGCCGGCAGATGATGGCGGACGGCGGGCTCGACCTCGTGATAATTGACTACTTCCAGTTGATGAAAGGCGAACCACGGAAAGGCGGCGAGACGAACCGCAGCGCGGAACTCGCCGCGGTGAGCCGCGAACTGAAGCTGATGGCCGGAGAACTCAACGTCCCGGTGATGCTGCTGTCGCAGCTCAACCGCAACAGCACGATCCGTGACGACCCGCGCCCGAAGCTGTCAGACCTTCGCGACACCGGCGCGCTCGAGCAGGATGCCGACGTGATCGCGTTTTTGCACCGGAAAGACCACAAGAACAGCGGCCCGACCGCCTTTATTATCGACAAGGCGCGGAACCACGACACCGCGGACATCTGGCTGACCCTGGACCGCCAGACGACCCGGTTTGAGGAAATGCCCGAGGGCTACACCGCGCCGGAGCCCACGGCAGAGGAGAAAGCCGCCACCAAAAAGGCCATGATCATCGCCAGGAAGCGGGTGACAATTTGATGAGCACATGGCAAATTCTCCACGGCGACGTGCGCGACGGGCTCCGCACGCTACCCGATGCCAGTGTGCAGACGTGCGTGACGAGCCCTCCGTATTGGAGGCTCAGGGACTATGGCGTCGTGGGGCAGCTCGGCCTCGAAGCCAACCCAGATGCCTACGTCTCGGCGTTGGTGGACGTGTTCCGCGAGGTGCGGCGCGTGCTTAAGGACGACGCGACATTGTGGCTGAATATTGGCGACTCATTTTCCAATAAGCAACTACAGGGCCTCCCCTGGCGCGTGGCGTTTGCGCTGCAATCGGACGGCTGGTATCTCCGCGCAGACATCATCTGGGCGAAGCCCAACCCGATGCCTGAGTCCGTGACCGACCGACCGACAAAGGCGCACGAGTATCTGTTCCTGCTCACGAAGTCGCCGCGCTACTACTACGACTGGAAGGCGATTACGGAGCCGGTAAGCGGTACGGCACATGGGCGAGGTTCCGGCGTTAATCCCAAGGCGGCTTTAAACGCGCCTGGGGCGAAGCAAAACGCGAGCTTTAGTGCAGCGACAGCCGGCCTCGTGGACGAGCGAAACAAGCGCAGCGTCTGGACGGTCGCCACACAACCCTATCCAGAGGCACACTTCGCCACCTTCCCGGAGGCCCTGATCGCGCCGTGCATCTTTGCCGGCAGCCGAGCCGGCGATACCGTGCTGGACCCATTTGTGGGCTCAGGCACAACAGGCGCGGTCTCCGTGCGGGCTGGCCGGCACTTCGTCGGCTGTGAATTGAGCGCGGAATACGTGGCGTTGGCTCGGCGAAGGATCGGTGACGCCGCGCCGATGTTCGCGCAAGAGGTAGAATCCCAACCGGAGCAGCAACCATGAGTTTTCCCGAACCCTATTTTCTGGGCATCGATCCCGGCACGTCAGGCGGGATCGCCCTACTCGACACGGATGGGCGGGTGGTCTACGTCTCGGCCATGCCGGACGAGGACCGCGCAATCTTCTGCTTACTCGCCCCGCTCGGCCGCGTCGTGTACGCGGCGCTCGAGCGCGTCTGGTCCTCGCCCGGCTGGGGCCACGTCGGCGCGTTCACCTTCGGCACCAATTACGGCGCGATCCGCATGGCGCTGGTCGCGCACGGCGTGCCGGTCGAGGACGTGCTGCCGCGCCGATGGCAGAAGGTGATGGGCGTGTCCTACCCGAAAGCCGCCAAGCGGGTGAAGGGCGCCCCGCCGTCGCCGCCCGTGCGACGGGACAAGAACATCACGAAGACGCTCGCACAGAATCTCTTCCCCGGCACGCGCGTCACCCACGCGATCGCGGATTGCCTCCTGATCGCGGAGTACAAGCGCCGCACGACCCTGTAACCCCGTCCACCCCAACCCAAGGAACGAGTCGTCATGAGCAAAGCCAAGAAGAAGACCGCCCGCAAGATCCCGACGCCGAAGAAGACGTCCGCGCTCGCCTCGCGCAAGTCCGCCCCGCGGAGCAAGGCCCACGCCGCCGCCACCGCGAAAGCCCACACGCCGGCGGAACGGAAACTCCCCGGCATGACCCAGCCGCAGAACGTCCGTCTGAACCTGATCTGCGAGGGGCTCTCCGAGCAGCGCGACGTGATCAACAACGCGAAAAGGGAGGAGAAGAGCAGTAAGGCCGCGGCGCTCCAGGAGATGACCAACCGGAACTACAGCGTCTACAAGCACGCCGGCATCGAACTGTCGCTCGTGCCCGGCGCCGACACGCTGCGGGTCCACGTGATCAAGCAGGACGGCGACCTAGCGCGCGGCGAGGGCGACGAGACGCCCGACGAGGTCGACCTGACCTACGACGCCCCCAATTCCACGCCAGACGACGACGAAGACCAGGTCCACTAGGCCATCATGGCGAAGCCGAACGCTATCGCGAAAAGTCCCGGTGAACGGGTTTTTTCGTTCGACGACACCCCGATCGCGGCGTTCGAGGGCATCAAGCTGAGAGCCCGGTCGGTCCTGTTCACCGGCCGGGTGACTCAGGACAACTGGCGCGCCGCGCTCGAGTTCACGGCCGCCACCGGGACCGCGTCCCCGTATTGGGTGGGCGACCTCCTGACGTACGCCGAGACGCGTGCCGAGTGGCAAGACATGGCCGCACAAGTCACGTCGTCGCTGGGGCTCTCGCTCCACACGATCAAGAACCAGCACTACATCGCCACGCATGTCGACGTGGAGGCCCGTGCGCTCGCCCCGTCGTTCTCGCATTCCGGCGAAGTGGCGTCGTTGCCACCGGGAGAGCAACGCGCGTGGCTCACGAAGGCCACGGACGAGGGCTACACCACGAACGAGCTCCGCCGGCAGATCCGCGCCGCGGCCCGTCGTGGTGTCATCGAGGGCCAAGCAGTCCTCGAGGGCCAGTTTCGCGTCCTCTACGCGGCCCCCCCCTGGAAGACGATGCCGGTGGCGGAGATGTGCAAGCTCCCCGTGGCGGCACACACGACGCCTGACGCGGTGCTGTTCCTGTGGGTACCGCCGTCGCTGATCCTGCAGAACCCCGGCCCGCGCGAGGTGCTCGAGGCGTGGGACTTCACCGCGCGGACGAACATCGTCTGGGACAAGGTGCGCGGCCTCGGCGGCCACTACACCTACGTGCGCCACGAGCACCTAGTCATCGCCACCCGCGGCAAATTCGTGGCCGACTACCGCGGCGGGTCCACCGGCGAGCACGGCGAAGGGATGGTCCAGAGCGTCCACGCCGAGCGCGTGCGCGACCCTCGCATCGCGGAGAAGCCCGAAACGTTCAGAAAAGCGATCGAGCGGATGTACGCCGGCGGTCCATACTTGGAGCTATTCGGGCGCGCGCCGACCGAGGGCTGGACCACGTTCGGATCGGATGCTCGCCGGTGGCACAAGGACGCCACGCAGTAATGGCCACGAAGCGCAAAGCGGACACCCCCCGCACGCCCCGCCTCGCCACCAGTCGGTACCGGCACGGCACCAACGAGTCCAAGGGACGCGAGGCGAAGCGCCAGGCGTTCGCGCTGCACGTCGCGGCCGGCAAATCCCACAAGGAGGCCGCGCGTGCCGCCGGCTGCACAGGGACAGGCGTCCGCACCAGGGCCGCGGAGATGCTGAAGGAGCCCAGCGTGCGAGCACAGGTCGCTGCCGCCCGGCAAGCCGCGTTCGACCACCTGCAGGTCGACGTCAACGTCTACTTCGAGCAGCTCCACGCGATCGCGACCGCCGACATCGCCGACATCCTCGACGACAAAGGCCGGGTCCGCCCGCTGTCCACGATCCCCCCGCGGGCGCGCATGGCGATGGCCAGCTTGGATCTGGTGATGCAGAACGTCGAGGCCGGCGACGGCGTCGTCGACATGGTGCTGAAGCCCCGGTTTCACAGCAAGCTCGAGGCCATCATCACGATGCTCAAGGCGCACGGCAAATTGGTCACGAAGATCGAGAAGGGGCGCCCTGGGGAGTTCGACCGCCTGAGTCGCGAGCAATTGCGCGACGTGATCGAGAAGGAGCTAGCCCCTGCGGCTGGGCTCAGGCTCGTGCGGGCCAAGTAGGCAAGGATCGTTCGTCAGCACGGCGCGACATAGGAAAGGGACAACAACATAGCCAAGACCACCACGAAGAAGCGCAACCCGACCGACGCCACCCTCCGCAACGTCACGGCGGGCCGCAAACGGGACAGCGCGTTGCTCGCGCGAGTAAAGCGCCTGGAGCGCGTCATCGAAAAACTGTGGGACAAGGTTGACCTCCTCGCGGCCGCAATTGCCATTGCCGAGGGCTAGACGCGCGTGCCGCATCGCCGGCTGTGACCGCCCGGTCAGGCTATGCTCAAGGCGCTTGAAGATGTGCATCTGGTGCGCGCAGCGGCGGCACCGGCTAGAGCGGACACAACGACACCTCACAAGAAAAGGAACAGCATCATGAGAATCCTCGCCATCATCGCGATCGTCTGTCTCGTACTCTTCGCGGCGCGCCCCGCGCAGGCGCAGCCGCTGCCCGGCGTGCCGCTCCCCACGTCGTATCGACTGACGCGCACACTACCGCTTCCCGTGTCGACGAGCACGTTCCTGGCGTCGAGCATGTCGTGCGGCTTGGCCCGGGGCGGCGTGTCGAGTTCGCCGGGCCTGCGGATTGAAGACCCGCGCAACGCGGCGATGGACTGCGAGCTACTCGGCACCGCCAGCGGCGTGATCGTGTCTCGGCAGGCGCAGAACGCCTACGCGATGGTGGCGTGTGACGGCAACGGTGACTGCTCGGCACCGGCCATTTTCAACCTGCTTCTGCCGACCGTGCCGGCGGACCCGCGCCTGCGGCTCCCCCCGCCAGCGGTGGCCTTCGATGCCACCGTGACCGACCGGTATCGGCTCGGCCAGATCGACGTGGCCACGACCATCATCGACGGGCTCTTGCAGCCGTTCTACTTCGGCGCGGCGACCCTCACCATCCCTGGCTACAGCGTGCAGCGCGGCGACAAGGTGAGCGTGGCGCTCTGGCGGCCCTGATGTTCGACAACCCGACGCCGGACCGGAAGTACTGGCTACGGCAATCAGACGGTGGCCGAACCTACCGATGCTCGCCGGACTCGGCGCGCATGACGCGTCGTCGCTTGGGCCTGAGCGCCCGGCAGCATCGCATCCAGCAGAAGGCGGCGCGGCGCGGCACACGCTGGACCAGGGCCGCCTTCAAGTGGAAGTACTGGCTACGGCGGCGGCCAAGCGCGCCGACACGCAGCCCCCGATTTGACAGAACGATAAATCGGCAGTAGGATCGGCGTCGAGGTCCGGCACTCACGCCGGCCGCATAGGGTAGGAGCAGCCCCGATGCACACACTGAACCGCGATCTTGTCTGTCACGAATGCGGCCACCGCGCGCCCACGGCCGACTGCCAGACCACCGGCGAGGGGCCGACGTGCCCCCGCTGCGGCGAACCGGGCGGCATGACGGCCATCCACGCCACCCGGTATCGGCGCGACCAGCTCGACGTCTTCGAGATGGACGACGCGCGCTGGTTCTGGGCCGTCGCCGGCAAGTATCCGACCGGCCCATTCGATTCGAGGGACGCGGCCACTGAGGACGCGGAAGACACGGTGCAGTTCACCGCCAGCCCCGCGCGCGACATCGACGCCCAGTGGGTGCTCGATCTCGTGCCCGTGCAGGCAACGGTGCTGCTGTTGTGCGCGGTGGCCGCGCTGGCGCTGATGGCGCTGGAGCACGAATCGACGTGGACGTATCTGGGGGCGCCCTGATGGCTGACGTGGCCGCCACGTTCCCGTCGACGGCAGGGCGATCTGGTCCGGTCGGTGGTCCGCCATGGCCGGATCGGTTTCTCGACGGCCGCATCTGGCGCCTCGTGAGAGGCGTTGATTTCCACTCGACGATGGCCTCCGCGAATACCTATATCCGCAAACGGGCGAATGCGAAGGGCTTACGCGCGAGAGTAGCCGTCTGCAGGTTAGAGCTAGGCGTGGTCTACATCCAGGCGCGACCGAAGCTATGAGCGACGCGAACAAGCTCGACGTCCGCCCGCGCCCGTGGCGGCGGATGTTCCTCGGCCTCACCGCACGGGATTGGGTCATCATCCTGCTGCTGCTGGTCGCGCTCGCCCTACTGGAAGGGATCTGGCCGATGGTTCTGCCCGACCCGACCACCCCCGCCGAACTGCCGATCGACCCCGAACAGGAACGGTGACATGACCACACCCACGCGCCCGAAGAAGAAGGCCCCCGCGGCCCCGAAGCCGCGCACGGCCGTCATGCCGCCGCCCAACGACCCGCAAGGCGGCTACCAGCACGCACTCGCGGACGGCGGCGGCTACCAGCACGCACTCGAGGACGGCGTGCATACGCCCACGACGTGCCCGGCGTGTCTGGCCAGCATCGCGCTGCGCGAGCAGGTCAACACCATGATCGTGGGCCACCCGCTCGACACCATCATCGAGCTGGCCGACTTCCTCGCGTTCGTTGCCTGGGACTACGCGATGCCGGCGGACGCCACGGATCTCGACGACGCGACGCTGGTGCTGCGCCACTTGTCGGTTTTCAGCCTCAGGATGGGAAGGTGGGCGCTGGAGATCCAAGCGGCCGTGCAGCACATACAGGGCGGGCTCGCGCCGCAACCGAAGAGGACGATGTGAAATGAAGCAGATCAAGCGCACCAAGCTCGCGCCCGGCGAGGTCCGCGCATCGGATAGCTGGCGCACCCCCTTGCCGCTCTTCGCCGCGCTGGACGACGAATTCGGTTTCAACGTGGACCTCGCGGCCGACGCCAACAACCATCTATGCCCGACGTGGCTCGGCCCTGGTGGCGAGGCGGAGGATGCGCTTGCGGTGCGGCAATGGGCTCGCCACGGCGATGTCGGGTTTCTGAACATGCCCTACAGCTCGGATCTCATCCTGCGCTTCATGGCGGCCGTGGCGCGCAACCGCATCGAGATGACCATCGTGGCGCTGCACCCGCACGACACGAGCGCCGCCTGGTGGAGCTACACGCGGCACGCGGTCGAGATCCGCGAGATGCCCCACCGGGTGCCCTACCTGCGGTCCGATGGGATCACGAAGGCAGGCGCGATGTTCGCCTCGGCCGTCAGCATCTACCGGCCCCAGCCGGGCATCCTGATGGCGCATCCGCGGCACGTTCTCTGGAGCTGGAAGACCCGTGCGGCGCTCGAGAAGGCGGAGCGCAAGAACGCAATGCGCCTCAACCGGTTGGACACGTTCCGAGGAGACGACGATGCCAGATAACTCCATCGACGCCGGCACCATATCAGCGATCTTCACCGGCACGATGTCAGTGAAAGCTGCGCGCGGGGCGCTCGCCACGGCGGAGGGCCACGCGGTGGCAAGGGCACTCGATAGGGCGAATAAATGCCTAGAGAGCGCGGGCTGCGCCGGGCACCTTCCGGTGCTGTTCGCCAAGGCCATCGCTGATGCACGGCTGGCGATCGACGAGGCGGTGCGGGCACACGCCAACCACCAGGAGTTACTAGAGGAGGCGAAAAAGTGACCAGTGATGACTCCCGCGTCTTGGGGCAGGAGGCTGCCGCGATCACGCAAGAGAGTGACGCGGAAACCTCACCGCGCTACCGCACGCTCGCATGGTCGCAACAAGGGTATTCGCTTTACGGCCGACCCACTCCCGAGCCTCCACCGTTCACGCCGCCCTTCTCGGCATGGCTTTGCGCTGTCGTGCCAGCCGGATGGGATGTGATTTTCGTGCGTGAGCTGCGCCAAATCAGGCCGGAAGACGGCCGAGTCGACATGGAAGTCACCATCCAGCGGCGGGGTGACGAGATGGTGGCCGCCACGTCGCCCGAGATGCCGGTGATCGAAGTGGGGGACGTGATCGAGTTCGCCCACGGTAACGACGCGCCGCTGTTTCAACGGCTGTCACATCCAGCGGCGCTCGAAGACTGGAACGGCAAGTTAGGCGCCCGCGTGCTCGCGGTCTATCGCGCGATCTGGCGCAGGGAGGCTCACGATGACCATGCGCGGAAGGTTGCCCCACCGGAGGAGATGCCGGTGATCGAAGCGGGGGATGATGTGATTTACAGGTCTAAGCACGCGGGACAACCAGATGAGGAGATGAGCGGTTTATTGATTTCAGAGGCTAAAGCGTGGCAAGACGACCCGTGCGTTGTTGGTATTCGTCGGACGATTTGGACACGCGCCGAGGAGGTGATTCCGATGGACACACTCGGTGACGCCTATCTGCATGAGCAGGCCCGCATCAGAGAGTGTCACTCCACGCGACGGTGGCACCTGCAACGACTACACCGCGAGCGCGCGTTGAAGGAGATGATCCATGGCGATCCCGTCGAAGAAAAACGGTGACGGCTTCTGGCGTAACGATCAACCGCCAGCCGTGGCTGACCCCACCCTCGACGCGCCACGCTTGATCGGCTGGACCGATCCCGTCGCGTGCCCCGCATGTCATGGAGGTTACCTGGTGAAGCGCACAGGTCCGCATGGGGATGTGTGCGGCTGCTCGCGTTTCCCCGAGTGTCTTCGCACGTGGTCTATGGAAGAAATGGGCGACTCCTTTGACCACGAGACATCCGAGGCGAATTATGGCGCCGAGGCTCGCTATGGCGAATAGCCCCACCGTCGACGCGGTTCTGGCCCGGCTCGCCGCGATTGACCATGGCTGCACGCGCGCGCTTGGTCGTGTGTGCGGCGGCCCCGGCGAGACGCATCCGAGTAGCTGGTGCCGCGCCTGCTGTGCGCGGGCGCTCATGGCACACGTCGCCACGCTCCTCGATGACGCGGCGTACCACGCGGACTGCCGCCCCAACCGCCTCGCGGCCGAAGCGGCACAGGCGCGGGTGCTGGAGCTAGAGGCGCAGGTCGCCGCCCTCACCGCCACGGAACGTGCGACCGCGGATGCGTTTATCGCCTACCGCGATCACCCACACTGCACCTCCGCCACCGGCTGGTGTCACGTCTGTGCGAGCAATGCCCTCGCCACCCTCGTGGCGCTGCACGCGAAGTGGTGCGTGACGCGGATACGGGCGCGAGCAAGCGAGCCACTGACAGCGGCGAGGACGTTGCTGATCACTGAAGCACGAGAGGCCGAGGCGGCATTGCTCGCCTGGACCGAGGAAACCCCATGACCACCGATCTGCAGAAGGTCGTCGCGTGGGCAGAAGAGAACCCCCGGACGGCCGAGCGCATTGACCTGGCCGCACACCTCGCCACCGCCACGTGGTCAGAGCAGTGCTACCTCGCTGTCGAGGATCACACCGTAGACCTGCACCAGCACATCGCGCACCTCATCGCGGCCGGGGACGCCGTCATCGCTAGCCTGCGCGCCGCTGCCGCCCGATGCGGGACGTGCGCGCACAGCGAAACCGTGTCGCCCTCTGTCTCGCATCTCTGGTGCCACGTCCATGATCAGGCGCGCGCCCCCAACGACGGCTGCCGGCTGGGCTACGCGCCGAAGGAGACCCCATGACCCCCGAGCAGATCGAAATCCTCTACGAACTCCAGACCGCCGCGCAAGACTACGCTCGGCTCTCCGATTCGTTCCGCCACCGGGCTACCTACGACCTCGCGTGCTACGCGGGCGACCACCTCGACGACGCCAGCAGAGCGGGGCGGCACGCCAGCCGCTACCGACGTGCGGCTGAGGCCCTCGTCGCGCTCACCACGCCAGCGGCTCCCGCGCCCCTACGGACGACCGAGCCCCTCCCCGATGTGGAGGATTGGGCCGACGGAATTGTGGCGTGTGCATTCCTGCAAGGCGTGAGGCCGGCACTCAGGAGACCCACGAGTGCCGACGACGCCGTGGCGCAGATCCTACGCGCTGAGCGGGGCGCGATCGACTGCCCGTTCTGTGGTGGGCTCCTCCCACAGCCGACGATCACGCCGAAGGAGACCCCATGACCACAGACGAGAGGATTGCGATGTTGGCGGCCGCGTGGTCAGAGCAGTGTTACATCGCTGTCGAGGATCACACCGTAGACGCTCACCAGCACATCGCGCACCTCATCGCGGCCGGGGACGCCGTCATCACTAGCCTGCGCGCCGCCGCCGACCATTCGTCGCCAGCGGCTCCCACGGGCACCTGCGGGACGTGCGCGCACTTCTTGCCGTGGGACCGCGCGACGCTGACCGGCACGGGTGATTGTCACCATCCGGCCTACAAAGGCCGCCGCAACGGCATGCCGGACGACGACGGCTGCATCAAGGGCTACACACCGAAGGCGACCCCATGACCCCAGAGCAAGCCATCGCCGCAATCAAGGGCAACTGGCCCGATGAGTACTACTTGACGCTCCGCGAGGCGCTGACCGTAGCCATCGCCGCGCTCACCACGCCAGCGGCTCCCCCTGGGGATGAACCTCCGGTGACGGCCTATCGCTACGCCATGCCGGACGACGAGGGGCTGCCACTACTGCTGTGTGCGTGCGGGCAAGGCTACGCGGCGTGGGAGCAGACTATCGGGGTGGAGGCCGAGTACGCCAGACCGATGCCGTGCTGCGGCCGGCGACTCTACTGGCGGCAACGCATCGACGTGCTGGAAGCCCCAGCTTGACAGATACGGCATTGTCGTATTACTGTGCCTCTGTCGACGGTCGCTTGTGACTGTCGACGCCGGCCCGCGAGGGCAGAGAGCAGGATGACATGAGCAGCATGAGAACGAATCTAACAGCAGGCACCCGCGTCACCCTCGCACTCGACGGGGAGACGTTCGAGGCGGTTGTTGAGTCGACGGCCGTTCGCTACTCTCGCCATCTTGGCGCAGATGTTACCTTCGTCACGTTCCATGAAGCGGGCGATGTCACGGCCGGCCTCACCTTCACCCTCGACGAATTCACAGACGCGATCCACGCGGCCGACTAGACGAGTCTCCGCTCTGCCTAGGGCGCTGTCCTGGGCAGCGACGGACACTCGGCTTTCAGGAGCACAGACCATGACAAGACAGGCTATGGACGCCGCTCTCCCCCGCACCGTCGTCACCTACGCGCTGGCGTATGGCCGCACGTCGATCACGCTCTGCGCCTTGCACGCGACTTCCGAACAGCGCCTCGGGCACGTCCAGCATGGGGCTCGCAAGGGCTACTGCGACGCCTGTGAGCAGGAGTACCTCGCCCTGATCGATGCCGACGCCGGCGACTTCCTGCCGACCACGGAGGCGCAGTAGACCATGACGGCCCAGACCCCGTGGCCGCCGCCGCGCATCCGCGCCCTCCGCGCCGAGCTGGCCGAGTCCACCGCGATCTTTGCCAGCCGCTTCCACCGGTCCAGCCGCACCATCGAGGACTGGGAGCAGGGCCGGCGCCGGCCTGACGCTATGGTCATGATGAGCTTGACGCGTCTCGCCGCCCGACGACGTCCCGTATGACCGACGACCAACTCAACGCCGAACTGCTCGCCCGACGCGTGAGGCTCACGAAAGAGGCCAGCACACAAGCCGTCGAACTCCGCGCTCGGCAGCTCTCAGGGCAGCAGGCAGTCGGCCCCTGGGCTCCGGCAGCGCGGCTCGCCAAGCCACGGCGGACCAAGGTGAGGGCAGGGACGCTGGTGCAATGGCGCCGCGTGCGAGCTTAACCAGTCAAGCAATCCGGCTCGATACCACGATTCGCCTGCGTGGACTGCTCGAATCACACGCTCAAAAGAGTGGGCAAAAAGGGAAGTGGCCAGAAACGGCACGCCTTCCTCACTGGCGCCGCGCCTGGATGATGCCCGTCGAGCACCCGGAGTAGACTGCCCGACATGGCCATCCTCGCCCCCGACGGCACGCCCGCACGCCCCGCGAAAAAGCTCCTGACCCCGTCATGGATGATCACGGAGGCCGTGAGGCGCATACGGCAAGAGCTGCAGATCGCCCGCGCGTGCCGACTCGCAGAGCTGCGCCGGAGCTGCGGCGCGGACGAGCGCGACGACATCGTGTCCATCCGCATCCCGCGTGCCCACCCGTTCGACACAACGGCTGAACGCAAGTCGCTACTCTGAACGAAATGCTTCCCGTGCCCACCCGTGACGCTTTCCCCCCGCCACCGAAGCGGGGCATACTGGCCCTCTCCGGTGGCTCGCTCGCACGAGCCGTCGGATGTTTGCCCGTCCGTGGTCGTGCCAGCCAAGCGCCGGTGCCAGCCACGGCCGGGCCTTTTCACTCGCTAGGAGCAGGCGATGTCCGCTGACTACACCGCCGTCGCCATCGCCCGGCTCGCCCTCGAGGGCGCGTTGACGTGCGGGGTGACGACACGCTACGCGCCAAGCGGCACGCAATGCCGCAGACCGTCGGCCATCCCGTGGCAGAGGCGCCCACGGCTAGGGACTTCCACTCGTCAGGAGCAGACCATGAACGCACGAGACACGATTCGGTATCGCACGGCGGAACTAGTGCGGCGCTTTATCGTTCAGCTCTCGGCCCTCGACCATTACCAGGCCCGACGCCTGGCGGAAGAGCTCGCCATGAGCATCGACTTGTTGCACGCCGAAGAAAAGGCTAAGGAAAATGCCCCCTCCCCACCGTCTGGACACCCGTCACAGACGCCTGGCGTGCCCGGCACCTGGGTCTGGACGCCGGAGGCCGAGGACAAGGGGACGCCCGAGCAGCCGCGGTACATGGGCAGCGAGGCCGTCCGGTTGGCCGCCACGAACGCGGCGCAGATGGTCATGGCCCCCGACTTCCGCCGGCTGTTCCCACGCTCCGCGCTGGCGGTCGTGCTCGACCACCACGACCTCCCGACCCCCAGCGCGGTCATCATCCTCCCCGACCCGACGGCCCGATGACCATCGAAGCCGTCCAGCGTCTCCATGCCGCCACAGCGCGGCTCGTGGCGCTCGAGGGCTGCGAGCTGTACACCTACTTCCCGGAGTCGGGCCCCGTCCGCCGCGAGCTGTACCCGCGGCACATGGACCACTTCAAGGCGGGCGCGCAACACCGGCAGCGGCTGTTCATGGCCGCGAACCGGGTTGGGAAGACCCGCTCAGGCGCCTACGAGGTTGCCGCGCACGCCACTGGCGAGTACCCGGACTGGTGGACGGGCCGCGTCTTCCCGCACCGAATCGACGTCTGGGCCGCCGGCAAGGACACCGGCACCACCAAAAACATCTTGCAGAAGGCGCTCGTCGGCGCGGTAGGCGAGGATGGCACCCTCTCCGGGGGCGGGATGATCCCGCTCGACCGGGTGATCCACGCCACCCGCAAGCCGCACAACCCCGGCGCGCTCGACACGGTGTGGGTGAGGCACAACGACGGCGGCACGAGCATCATCCAGTTCAAGTCCTACGAGCAGGGAAGTAAAAGCTTCGAAGGCACGGAGCAGCACATCGTGTGGTTCGACGAAGAACCTCCGCTCGACTGCTACGCCGAGGCGGTTGTCCGCACCATGACCACGTCGGGCCTGATGATCACGACCTTCACGCCGCTCCAGGGCATGAGCGACGTCGTCTCGATGTTCGTGTCACCGTCGCCCGAGGCTGCGCAGTATCTCCATCTGACCACCGCCGGGTGGGACCACGTCCCGCACCTCGGCGAGGCCGAAAAGGCTGAACTCCTCGCCACGACGCCACCGTTCCAGCGTGACGCGCGCAGCCAGGGCATCCCCCAACTGGGCTCCGGCGCCGTGTGGGCCTTCCCCGAATCAGAGCTGCGCGTCCCCAACTTCGAGATCCCGCCCCACTGGAACAAGTGCTTCGGCCTGGACGTGGGCGGCGGCGCGAAGGCGACAGCCGCGGTCTGGCTCGCGATCGAACCGTCCGCCGGGGGCCGCGTCATCGTGACCGACAGCTACAAGCGTGAGAGCCCCGAGCCCGCCGTGCATCTCTCCGCGATCCGCGCTCGCGGCGAGGGCATCCCCGGGTCTGGCGATGCGGCGGCGCTCATCGTGACGGCCGGCGACGCCGAACAGCTGATCCGCGTCTACCAGCGTGGCGGCCTCGACCTCGAGCTGGCCGACAAAAGCGTCGAAGCGGGCATCGCGTCGGTCTGGCAGCTCTTTTCCGATGGCCGCCTCAAGGTCTTCGCGAGCTGCACCGAGTGGTGGGACGAGTGGCGCATGTATCAGCGCGACGCGAAGGGCCGCATCGTGAAAAAGAACGACCACTGCATGGACGCCACCCGCTACGCGATATACTCCGGCATCAAGCGCGCGCGGCCGGTGACGACCAAGGCCCAGCAGCGGCGCGTCGCGTTCAACCGCGGGCGCCAGGCCGGCGGCGGATCGTGGATGGGCAGCTAGGAGCAGAAGATGACCGCACGAGTCGTCGCCACCCTGAAGAGGCTCGCCCACGCGTGGCACCACCCCTCGCATACCACCGCGGTGGCCCACGAGGACGATGCGGTCGTCCTGATCTGGTGCCAGACCTGCCGGGAGGTATTCTTCGATCGCATCCACCCGCCACGCACCGCCGCCGGCGTCATGGAGAAGGCCGCCCGCTCGGGCGCGCTGGCCCAGGCGGGACGCGCGCAGTCCCGCAGGCGGAGGCGCCGTCGATGACGTTCACCTGGCGTGGCATCCCGTCTGACCTGTGGTCGGCGCTCGTCGCGCGGGCGGCGGCCGAGCGCATCGGGATCGCGGCGATCGTCTCGCGCGCAGTGCGCCGTGACCTCACCCCGGAGTGCGGCATCTGGGTCGTGATGGACCAGCACACGCTCGTCAGTGCCCACCTGACCGCCGAGGCCGCGAGCGTGGCGGCCGTGCGCGTCGACGCGGCGACGGTGGAGCGCGTCCCGCTCGACAACTGGCTGACGTGATGGGCGCCGCACCAACCACCGCCCCCGCGATGCAGATCATCCAGATCTTCGACGACGTCTTGCCTAACCCGCACGCCGTACGCGCCGCGGCGCTGGCGATGCCCCGGCGTTCGGTCACGTTCGGCGACGACACCTTCCACGGCATCGCGGAGCAGGCGACCATCGACCTCCTCGCGGCGCTCGATGCGCTGGTGCCCAGCTTCACGCCCACGCTCTCGTTCACCAGGCAGAGCCCCCGCGGCCAAGTCGAACCGAACTTCATCCACTCCGACGCGATGATGGGCGACCTGACGGCCATCTACTACATGACCCCGGTGGACGTCGCGGGCGACGGCACCACGTTCTGGCGCCACCGGCACTCTGGCGCGATCGATGGCGATTGGAATATCACGGTCATGCGGAACCGCCGGCTGTGGAAGCCGTGGGTCCGCGTCTCGGCCAAGTTCAACCGGCTGGTGCTGTTCAAGTCGGACCTGTTCCATTCGCGGAGCCTCGAGGAGAACCACGGGGAGGGCGATGGCGCGCGCCTCACGCACGTCGTGTTCGGCACGCTCGAGCCGCCGGTGATGTGGGGCTGGTGATGACTCTCACGCGCCGCCGCTTCCTTGCCGCGACGACCGCCGCCGTCGCCGGCGCCGTGTTCGACCCAGAGCGCGCCCTGTGGATACCGGGCCAGCGGAGCTACTTCGACATCGTGCGCCCGCAGCACGCCGAGTGGCCTCGATTACGGCGTCTCCGCCAAGGGGACGTGATCACCCTCTCCGGATACGAAGGCACGTTCGTCGTCACCAGCGTCGTCACCAGCGATGGCCGCCGCTGATGCCGTCGTGCGCCGTCCGCGACTGCGGGAATCCGGACTGCCACCTATGCGAACTGAACCGGCAGTGGGTCCGAGACGCGCTCGCCTTGCCGCCGCCGCCGCCGCGGAAGACGACGCCACCACGGAAAGCGTCAACGCGCTGACGGTTTCGTGTATGCTCTGGGTCGCAGGGTAGCTCAGTGGCAGAGCGCCAGGCTCATAACCTGGAAGCCGCGGGTTCAATTCCCGCTCCTGCAACCAACGCCCAAATGAGCCGCCCCTTCAAGCGCATCGAGAGCGAGTATTCGCCGCAGCAGATCGCGAAGCTGCACATCCGGCAGGTCATCGAGGGTATCTGCGCCGACGACCTGATCCTCTGCGAAGTCGTCGCCCAGGGTGAGAAGGTGTGGCGGGCAACGATGCGGGAAGCGTTCGCACCAGTCATGGACCTGCCGGACGAAATCTGCGACAGGGCCTATCTGTTTTTCTGCGGCGCGGTGCAGGCGCGGTTCACGCTCGACCAGGATCACGCGGAGGCCATGCACCTGGCTGGCGCGTTCCTCGACCAGGTGGAGCCCGTGACCCCGCCCACGCAGGCCGAGATCGACAAGTCGTGGGTCATCGAAGAGGCGAGCCACCCGGACGCGATCCGCCAGCAGTACGGCGACAAGTCCCCGCAGCAGTGGCTGGACGAGGCCATCGCTGACGGCCACGACAAGGGGATCGACTGATGGCCACCACTCCAGGGCGCCGGCCCCCGTCGCTCCCCCGCATCGATCCGGTTGAGGGCACCAACAACGCCTACGGCGTGGACATGGTCAGCCGCGGCAGAGGCGACTACGACGCGATCGTGGAAGCCGGCGGCGACCCAGACGCGACCCCCGTCACGCCCGACGAGATCGCCCGCGCCGACGCCCTCCGCAAGCGGCACGCCCGCGCTATCCGCAACTTCAAGACCTCGAGCAGCGCCGACGAAGACCAACGCCGCGCCGAACTCGACGACCTGAAGTACGCGCGCGCCCGCCTCGAGGACCACTGGACGGCTGGCGACATCACGCGGCGCAGCGGCGAGACGAATGGCGAGTCTGGCAAGCCTGGCTACGGTCGCCCCATGCTGGTGCTCGACAAGCTGGCCGTGCCGAAGCGGCAGACGATGAACGAGGCCCGCAACGCGCGCCTCAGTATCCGCATCAAGGCGAAGGCGGGCCGGGCGACGAAGAAGAACGCCCAACTGGTGCAGGACGCGGTGCGGGCCATTGAAGTCGACAGCCGCGCGCACATCGCGCGCGACTGGGCCCTCGACCGCGTGATCACCTGTGGCCGCGGCTACTACCGCATCGAAACGAAGTACGCCAACGACAAGGACCGCGACCTCGACATCGTCGTCAGTCGCATCCTGAACCAATTCGCGGTCTACCCGGACCCCTGGCGCAAGGAGCCGGACGGCTCGGACATGAAATTCTGCCTCATCACCGAGGACATCCCGACACGGGACTATCCAGACCGCTACCCGGACAGCAAGCTGGCGCTCAAGATCCGCAAGGCGCTCGACGAGCAGACCGATGGCGAGATTCTGGCCGGGTCGGTAGTGGAAGACGGGACCGACGCGCAGCACGAGGGCGGCGCGCTCACGGGCACCGGCGACACGCCGCCCGGCTGGATTACCGAGGCCACCATCCGCGTCGCCGAGCACTTCTATGTGGAGTACGAGCGCCGCACCAAGCTATGGGTGCCGACCAGCCAGGGCCATCAGGAGATGTGGGCCGACGAGATCCCGCCGACCGTCCAACTCCCGCCCGACGTCCTGAAGCGCGAGATCGTCACGCCGGTGGTCAAGTGGGAAGTGCTCAACGGTGAAGAAATCCTCGACGAGGAGCAGTGGCCCGGCCGCTTCATCCCGATCGTGGAAGTCGTCGGCGAGGAACACAACGTCAACGGCGAGCGGACCTTCAAAGGCATCTACACCGTGGGCAAGGACGCGAATCGGTCCTACGAGTATCACCGCTCGGCCCAGGTCGAAGCCGTGGCGCTCGCCCCCCGCGCGCCCTACATCGCCGCCGAGGGCCAGACCGAGCTCTATCCGGAGTGGGACACGGCGAACTCCGAGAATCACTCGGTCCTGGTCTACAAGCCGACGAGCCACGACGGCCATCTCATGCCCCCGCCGCAGCGCAACACGTCTGAGCCGGCGATTCAGGCGATCACCATCGCCGCGCAAGCCGCCGACCAGGACATCAAGGACATCACCGGCCGGCACGAAGCGTCCCTCGGCCAATACTCGAGCGAGCGCAGCGGCAAGGCGGTGCAGTCGCTCCAGCAGCAGGCCCAGGTCGGCAGCTCGCATTTCCTCACGAACCTGGCCGAAATCTCGATGGCCTACGAAGCGCGCATCATCGTGGACCTCCTGCCCCACATCTACGACCGCCCCGGCCGCGTCATGCGCTTGCTCGGTGAGCGCGACCAGGAGGAGTACGCGATCGTCGGCGCCCCCTTCGTCCAGACCCCGGACGGGCCGCAAGCCGTGCCGGTCCCCCCAGGCATGCCGCCGGAGGGCATGGTCGGCCAGTCGGTGCAGATGCCGGGGATGGCGAAGCCGCAGCGCACGAAACTCTACACCTTCGACGCCGACGCCGATTACACCATCGCCGTGGGCGTCGGGCCAAGCACGCAGAGCGCGAAGGACCAGAACAGCGAATCGATCCGCGCCATCATGGAAGCCGCCCCCGCCCTCGCGCCGCTCATGGCCGACCTGCTCGCCTCGCAGATGGAAGGCGACATCGCGGAGCAACTGTCGGCCCGCATCAAGGCGGTGCAGCCCGCAATCGCCAACCTGCCGGGCGACGAGGACGACGACTCGGGCATGCCGCCGGAGGCGATGGCGAAGATCCAGGGTCTCACCATGCAGTTGCAGCAGATGCAGCAGCAGCTCCAGGAGGCCATGACCGAGATTCAGACCCGGCGCAGCCAGTACCAGACGCAACTGATGATCGCGCAGGAATCCAACGCCTCCCGCGAGCGCACCGTGCTCGCCACGACGCGCACGCAACTGGCCATCGCGCAGATGAACGGCGGCGGCAAGGTGGACGTCGCCACGCTGCAGGGCGAGATCGACGCCGCGATGGGCGAGTCGCAGCAGGCGCACGACGTCCTCATGGCCCGGCTCGAGGCGTCCCTCGAAGCGCAGCTCTCCGAGGACCAGGACCAGCGTGCCGCCCGTGCCGGCGACCGCGACGAGACGCGCGCGGTGCGCGGCGACGTGCGAAAGGAATTGATGGCCGGCAGCGCGGCGAGTCGGCAGCGCGCCCTTGCCCGCGAGCAGCGCGAGGGCGACGAGCAGCGCGCGAGCCGCGACGGCGTGCGACAGGACGTGCAGGCCGAGCGCGCCGACGCGCGGAAAGGCGCCCTCGCGGCAGCCACCGACCGCCGACAGGCCCAGATCGCCGAGGCGGCCACTGGCCGGGAGGCGCGCGCGACGAAGCCGAAAGCGGCAAAAAGTTGACAGCGCCAACCGTTTGACGTGTAGAGTATGAGCCGAGCAGGGACTATGGCCGACACCCCCACCCCGATTGACGACTTCGCCGCAGCCCCCACGGTGGTCTCCGATGACGACTTCGTCATCACCGATGGCGGGCAGATCCGGGAAACGGCCGAGGAACTCCGCCACACCCTGAGTCACGACACGCCGGCCGACGTGGCGCCAGGCGACGAGACGCCCCCCGGCGAGCGCATCGAGCACGCGGACGGATCGGTCGAGTCCACCGGCGCCGGCAGCGCGAAGGCCGAGAAGGCCGAGAAGGCCACCGAGGCCGTCAGCAAGCCGAAGCGCACGGTCGAGGGGCGTGTGGCCGAACTCCAAAAGGAGATCGCCACCAGGACGCGCGAGAAGCACGACACCATCCGCGAGCGCGATGCCGCCGCCAAGGAACTCGCGGACATCCGCGCCCAATTGGCCGCCGCCCGCGAGCAGGCCCGCCCCGGCTTCCCGCGCGACACCCCCGTGGTGCCCGCCGACGCCGCCGCCGCGCCGGCCACGCTCCCGAAGAAGCCCGTCTGGAAGGAATACGACGACGCGGGCAAGGACTGGGACGTCTTCAATGACGATCTCGAGGCCTACCGCGACGCGCGCTCGGCCGCCTCGGAAGGCGTGGTGAAAGGCCACTTCGCCGCCGAACTCGCGCGCGTGCAGGCGGAGGCGGTCGCCCGCGTCGAGAGCATCGAGGCGCGCGCAGCCGAAGCCACCATCAACGCCGGCCTGCAGGCCCGCGTCGACGCCGTCAAGGCCAGCACCCCCGACTTCGCCACCGCCATGGCGGACTTGCGCGCCGCGGGGGTCGAACAGACACCGTTCATGCGCGACGTGGTGCGGATGCACCCCAAGGGCGCCGATCTGCTCTACGCGCTCGGCAAGAACGTCGAATCCGCGGCGATCCTGCAATCGCTGGACTTCTCGACGGTGATGTTCGACGCCATCATGGAGTCGGACGATCCTACGGCCGTGCTGTTGCATCTCGCGGAAAGCAGCGAGACGTTTGAACAGATTCGGTCGCTCGATTCGGCATCTGCCGGAAGGCGGATCGCCGCGCTAGATGCGCGCCTCTCGTCCTCGTCCTCGCCCGAACCCCGTGCCTCCGGCTCGCGGCGTTCCGGTACGACTGTCTCACGCGCTGCAACCCCCATCCGGCCGGTGGGCGCGAGCAGCAAGGCGTCAGTAGTGGACGACGAGGACGACGAAGGCGAATCCTTCGAGTCGTGGATGTCCCGCGAGAACAAGCGGGACGCCGATCACGGCCGTCGCTAGATCCTCCACCACCGGCACCTGTCGTCTTTCGGGCGGTTCGCAGCACGCGACTGCTCCGTAGAGGTCTGACATGTCCGTATCGAACAGTCTGGTGACGCCGGCCTGGGTCATCAAGAAAGTCACGCAGCGTCTCACCAACACGCTCCGCTTTGCGGCCAACGTGACGCGGGGCTACGACAGCCAGTACACGATCTCCGGCGCCAAGGTGGGCTATACCGTGAACGCGCGTCTGCCGCAGCGTTACATGGTCAACAAAGGCCAGGCGCTCAACCCCGTCAGCGCCAACGAAGAAGTGGTCCCGATCACCCTCACCGATCAGGCGAACGTCGGCATCGAGTTCAGCTCGGCCAGCCTCCGCATGGAAGTGGACAACTACACCGAACGCTACATCGACCCGGCCGTGGAAGCACTCGGCAATCAGATGGACCTCGACGGGCTGCAGCGGATGTACAAGCGCGTGTTCCGCACGGTGGGCACGCCTGCCGTGGTCCCCACGACCAACGCGTCCTACCTCGATGCGACCGTGAAGCTCACGGAGGGCTCGGTCCCGACCGGCCGTCTCGTGGCGATTCTCACCGCGCAGATGCACGCGTCGCTGGCGAACGCCAATCTGGCGTTGTTCAATCCCGGCGCCGTGATCTCCAAGCAGTACCGCACCGGCAAGATTGCCGGCGAAGTGCTGGGCATCAAGGAGTGGTACATCGACGAGAACGCGCCGACGCACGTGGTCGGCCCACTCGGCGGGACCCCCTTGGTCAACGTGGCGGCGGGCGCGGCCGGCGCCGCCTCCGGCGTGACGTCGCTCGTCACGGACGGCTGGACCGCCGCTGTGGCCAAGCGCCTGAACGAAGGCGACGTCATCCAGTTCGACGGCGTCTTCGACATCAACCCGATGTCGTACCAGTCCACCGGGCGGCTCAAGGACTTCGTGGTGAGCGCCGACGTCTTCTCCGACGGCAGCGGCAACGCGACGATCCCGTTCTCGCCCCCGCTGGTTTATGGCGCGAGCAACGCCTACGCGACCGCCACGGGTCGCCCGGCGGACAACGCGGCCATCACGATCTTCGGCCACGCCTCGACGCACGCGAACAAGGTCACGCGCACCGGCCTGGTGTATGACCCGAACGCCTTCACGTGCGTGATGGCGGACCTCCCCCTGCCGCAGGGCGTGTGGGTCAGCAAGCGCATCAGCAACGCGGCCATCGCCATGAGCGTCCGCTTCATCAAGGCGTACGACGTCATGACCGACCAGTCCCCGGCGCGTCTCGACATCCTGTACGGCTGGGCCGCAGTGCGCCCCGAACTCGCCGTGCGGATTCAGAGCTAGCCGACACGCCCCAGTCGCGATCGCGGCGCGCGCGGTGAGGTTCACGCCTCCCGCACGCGCCGCCTTACCCCAGTTTCCAGGAAGGACTCACGCTCATGGCTATCACTCGCACCACTCTGTCGGGCTCGGCCTCGAAGGATGCCGACACGTTCTACGTCACCTCGGCCACCGGCGCAGCCGCGGGCACGCTCATGAAGGTGAACAACGAGTACTCGACCATCGTCCGCGTGGACGGCACCGCCGTGCGCGTTCGCAGCCGCGGCCAGAATGGCGGCCGCGCCATCGCCCACGCGCAGCTCTCGCCGGTCATGTTCGCCCTCGCCGCGGACCTCGCGCCCTACATCACCGAGCACGGCGGGCTGGCCTCCGAACTCGAGGAAATCACCCTGAGCGCGGACGGGGCGATCGCGATCCCGACGCGCCACACCCGCATCAACATCATGAAGGGCTCCATTGCGGCGTTGACCCTGACGGCGCCCGGCTTGACCGTCCTCGACGGGATCGAGTTGCAGATCCACGGCGTGTCGTTGTTCGCGCACACCGTCACCCTGACCGCGGGCTTCTACGGCAACACCACGACCTCCGACGTCGCTACGTTCGCGGCCGGCGGCGGCGCGTGCTTGTCGCTCGAAACCAAGAACGGCCTGTGGGCGGTGAAGGGCGGCGGCACCATCGGCGTCACCTTCGCCTAGCGCGGTTCTCGCCAACTTGACCGGGGCCCGTGGGCGCTTCGCAGCCGCCTCGGGCGCCGGTCACTCGTCCTGTCACCCGCTGCGAACAAGGACGTTCACCAATGGCAGACAAACCCCAGCCGGCGCAGTTCCCCAAGTGGATGTTTCACGGGGATCACGGCAAGCAGCTCTTCGAGTCGCCCTCGGAAGTCGTGGGCGACGGCTGGTGCGAATCACCCGCCGAGTGCGGCCTACCCCCGGCTTTCGTGCCAGCCGAACCCGGCGGGATGGTCCTCACCCCCGTGGGCGCCACGACGCCGGACGCCGATATCCACCACGGCCTGGGCGAGATGACCCGCATGAATCGGGCCACGAAGCTGCAGCAGCCGGCCGAACTCATGACGGCGGCCCAGCAGCGCGCCGCCGTTGCCCGCACGGCCGCGAAGCGGTAAACGTGACCTCCCCGGCTGGGCGGCCCTCGTGACCGCCCGGCCGGACTCCCGTCCCAGAGAGATTCCACATGGCCACCACCGCTCGCACGCTGATCACGAATGCGCTGCGCGACCTGGCGGCCATTGGCGCACGCCAGCCGGTCTCGGCGGACGATCTCGAGTTCGGCCTGACCACGCTCAATGAATGGGTGGGCAGCCTCCGCACGCAGCGCACGGCGACGTTCATGGTGTCGCGCCACGTCCTGCCGCTCACGGCCGGCGTCGGCAGCTACACGATTGGCCCCGGCGGCGCGTTCAATCTCGACCGGCCCAACCGTATCGAAGGCGTCGGACTCGTCTTCGACCGCACCGCCGCCACCGTGACCGAGGTCAGCCTGGGCCGCCCCCTGAACCTGTCGGAGTATCAGCACGTCGTGGCCAAGGCCCAGACCTCGACGCACCCCTACGGCGTCTACTACGACTGGGGCATGGCCGCAGGCTTGGGCACGATCCGCGTCATCCCGACCCCCTCCGGCGCGGTGAGTGACCTCGTGCTCTACCTGCCGAGCCCGGTGCAGCGGTTCACCGACCTGAGCACCACCTACCACTTCCCGGACGGCTACGAGCGCGCCATCCGTGCACATCTCGCCATCGAGCTCGCCCCAGCCTGGGAGCGCGAGCCCGCCGGCGCGCTGGTGGCCCGTGCCAGCGAGGCGATGGCCGACGTGCGCCGCGCCAACCACCGGCCGCGCATCCTGAGCGTGGACGCCACGCTCCTGGGCATCTCGGGCGGCTACAACATCCGGACGGATCGCTAGCCGATGGAGTACCCGAGCTTCGTCGGCGGCTCTTACAAGGCGAACAACCCGTTTGCCGCGAACGAGCTGACCATCAACTGGTATCCCGCCCCGCTCGAGTCGGAGGGCGCGCTGGCGCGCTGGCATCTCGTGCCGACGCCGGGCGTCGCCGTCTGGCCACGGTTCGACTCCGTCGGCCTGTCTGGGCCGGGCCGGGCCTTCGGGTTGTTCAACGGGCGCCTCTTCGCCGTGCTCGGCTCCGCCTTTGTGGAGTTCGTCAACGGTCTGCCCGGCGGCATCATCTCTACCTACGGCACGATCGCCGGCACGCCTAACCGCGCGACGATGGCCTACAACGGCACCGGCGGCCATCAGATCCACATCACGGGCGGCGGCATTTCGTACATCTTCGACACCGTGTCAGGCGTCCTCACGCTCGCCACCAACCAATCCCCGAGTGGCATGGCGTCGAGCACGGCCATGCTGGACGGCTACTTCTTCATGCTCGACCAAGCCGCGAACACCGTGTATCAGTCGGCGTTGCTGGACGGCAACCTGTTCAACTCGCTCGACAAGGCGCAGCGCATCGTGGCGGATGACCCGTGGCGCCAGATCGGCGTCCTCGGCAAGGAACTCTTCCTCCTCGGCCAGTACACGTCGGAGGTCTGGTACGGGGCCGGCACGTTCCCCTTCACGATCGCGCCGCACCCGTCCGGCGCGATCGAGATTGGCATCGCGGCCGACTTCTCCCTGGCGAAGGTGGGCAGCAGCCTGTTCTGGCTGGCGCAGACGCGGAACGTGCGGGCGCAGGTCGTGCAGGCCGACGGGTTGCAGCCGCAAGTCGTCTCCGACTTGGCGGTGCAGGCCGCGATGGGGCGCTACGCCCGCATCGACGACGCGATCGGCTTCGCCTTCGCGGACGTAGACGGCCACGAGTTCTACGGGTTGACGTTCCCCTCGGGCGACACGACGTGGTGCTACGACCTCATGACGCGCCGCTGGCACGAGCGCCGCACCTGGTATGCGGAGCAATCCCGCTGGGGCTGCTGGCGCCCGCTCTACCACGCCCGATTCGATGGCCAGAACCTCACGCTCAGTCTCGACAGCCCCGACCTGCTGCAGCTCGTGGACACGCTCGGGACCGACCTCGACCGCCCCGTGCGCCGCGTCCGGCAGGCGCCGCACGTCACCAACCAGCTCGAGCGCATCTACTTCTCGCGGTTCCGGCTGCATCTCTACGCCGGCCAGGGCGCGATCAGCGGCCAGGGGACCGACCCCATGATCGAGCTCCAGGTCTCCAACGACGGCGGCGAGACGTTCTACTCGGAGGGCTACTCCGGCGCCGGCCGGCTCGGGGAGTACGACCGCTTCCCGGAGTGGGCGCGCTTGGGCTCCGCAGAAAATCGCCAGTTCCGCATCGAGACCACTGACCCCACGCCCTGGCGCATCGTCGGCGCCTACCTGGACGCCAAGTAGCCATGAGTCACGTGCCGCCCTTCCCGAGCCGCGACGACGTCATCACCACCCAGGCGCCGCGCAACCGCTTCACCAAGCGGATCGCGGACTGGCTACAAGCCGTGGTCGATAGCGTCGAGACGCTCGACACGCGCGCGTCGAGCCTCGTCGCGCAGGACGCCGCGCTGCTCATGGCCGATGTCGCCCTGGTCGCCGCTGTGGCGGCGTTGCAGCCCGCGACCGGCGTCTGGACCCCGGCGCTCACCTTCGGCGGCGCCGCGGTTGGTCTGACCTACTCCGACCGCGGGGGCTGGTGGGCGCGTCTCGGCAACGTCGTCACGGTGAGCGGCCGCATTATCCTGTCGGCGAACGGCAGCAGCACGGGCACGGCGACGGTCGCCGGACTGCCGGTCGCGGCGATGGCCGCCACGCCCAATCCGAACTACACGGGCGCCGTGCTCTCTGGCGCCATGGTGGGCCTGACCTCCGGCGTGCTCGCCCGCGTGCAAGGCGGCAGCACGGTCATCGACCTGCTCGACACGGGCACCACGGGCGTGGCCGTGCTCGACGAGTCCAACTTCGGAGCGACGAGCGTGCTCACGTTCGCGTTCTCCTACTTGGTGCAGCCGTGACGACCATCCGCCACGCCGAACCGGCCGACCTGGCGCGCATCGTGGAGATGGGCGAGACGTTCGTCGCGTCGTCGCACTTCCAGGATCTGGGCCCCGCCGACCCGCACCGGATCGCGGCGCTCACGCGGACGCTGGCCCAGCACCCCGACGGGTGCGTCTTCGTGGCCGAGGTCGAGGGCCGCGTCGTCGGGATGCTGGCCGGGCACATCCCCGTGCATCCGATGCTCGACGTGGTCATGGCGTCCGAGCTGGTCTGGTGGGTGGACGTCGCGCACCGCACCGGCCGTGTTGGGCTGCGCCTCCTGACCGCGTTCGAGGGCTGGGCGCGGGACCACGGCGCGTCCCATGTGCAGATGATCGCGCCGAACGAGAAGGTGGCGGCGTTCTACGACCGCCTCAAGTTCGAGCGCGTCGAAATTGCGTACGCGCGGAGGGTGTGAAATGGGTGTAGCCACGTCGATTGTCGTCGGGGGGATACTGTCCGCAGGCGGGGCGATCGGATCGTCCAAGATCAACGCGAGCGCCGCCAGACGCGCGCAGCGGTCGCAAGAACGCGGGAATAGCGCCGCGATGTCGATGGAGGAGCGCGCCGAGGCGGGCCGCCTCGAGGAAGCGCGCCGCGTCGAAGATCAGAACCAGCGCAACTGGGAAGTGGAACAGTCGCGCGAGCAAGAGCGGTATCAGCGTGGCCGGGACGACTCAAGCCGCGCGGAAGCCGCCGACAGCGCCCGCTGGTCGTGGGACCAGCGCCGCCGCGAGCCCTACCGATCCGTGGGCCGTGGCGCCGTGCGCTCGCTGGCCGACCTCGCGGGCATCCAGGGCATCGAGGGCGAGGCCGCCCCAGACTTCTCGCAGGGCTGGGATGCCGCGTCGATGTCGCCGCAGCAGACCACGCCTGGCTTTACCCCGCCGCCGCCCGGCCCGCGCAGCCTCCCAGGCGACCCGCGCATCGTCTCTCGCGCGCCGGGCTCGATCTGGAATCCGACCATGGCGGATCTCGTGACGGAGCGCCAATAGATGAACACGATGGACACGCTGGGCCTGAGTCCGGAGCACGCCGACCGCTGGGCCTACGACCGGCTGTTGAAGCGCCCGCAGCCGCCGCAGCAGCCCTACGGCGCGCCGCCGATGGCGCCGCCGATGGCCGCCCCCAACACCGTCGTCCCGCCGACGTCGCCCGCCCCGCCGCTCGCCGGCGCGCAGACGAGCTACACCGGTGGCGGGATGACGCCGAACGCCGGCGCGAGTCCGCGCGACCCGCGTATCGATGCGACGGCGGACGAGCAAGCCGCGTGGGACCGCGAGTACGCGGCGCTCCCGCCTGGCGGGTCGATGAATCGTCAGCGCCCCGGATCTGGCGCGTTGGCTGGCGGAGGCACGCCGGGATCAGGCTTTGGCCCAGGCGGGGCATCCAATCCCGGGTACCGCGGCCCTGGCAGCCCGGGATACAACTACGGCAACAACCCGCCCCCGGGCACGCCCCCGGGCACGTCTCCGTCGGGACGGACCACGCACGCCTACACCGGCGGCGCCTTGGACTACTACGGCACCGGCGACATCCAGAACGTCGACCACATCACCCGCGGCGACGTGGG